GTGGAGACCCAGATGTGGGGAGGTGGGAGATTTGGCACTGGTGACAAAATGCGCGCTAATTGAGTTATGTTATTGATTTGGTCGGTTTTTTTGTGTTTTTGGCGGAAATTAAGTTTGACGCGAATTAGCGGTGAATCGGAAGGAGTTAGCGGGCGTTTTGGCACTCGTTGAACATGTGTAGTATTTGGCTGACATGGATTGTCAAACTCGTCTACCGAACCATACGACCTTTCCGACAATCTGCAGTCCCTTGATCCTCTCGCCTGGGACGTGGATTTCCTTGTAGGCGGGGTTGTCGCTGCGGATGAACACGCCGCCTTGGAAGTCGTTTTGAAGACGCTTTACGATCAGTTCGCCGTCCATCCTTATTATATAGATGCCGTCGGCCAGTCTTGAGGGTTGGATCTGGCGGCCATCGGGCGTGATCCAGGTGTCTATCAGGAGTACGTCGCCTTCCTTGATATTGGGCTCCATCGAGTCTCCGCGGGCGGTGACGATGGTGAGATGGCGCCCCAGCAGCCCTTCCTCGGCCAGCCAGTCCTTGCGGAAGGCCAGTTTCCCGATAATGTTCTCCTCCCCAACCATCGCGCCGTAGCCGGCGCTGACCTCCACATCGAACAGCGGCACCAGGGCGAATTCGTCTTCGTTGAATTCGGTCTCGGCCGTCTCGCCTGGGCGCATGGGGCCTTCGCCGGTAGCGAGCCATTCAACTGTCACTCCTGTTGCCTTTGCCAAGGCAATGAGATGTGATCTGGATGGGTCTGACTGGCCACGAAGCCATTTCCTCACAACCGATTCTGATACACCTGCCATTCGTGCGAGTGCGGAAGCGCTGCCCGCCATGTCAACCAGCATTTTCATGCGGTCTTGGAATCGGTCAAAGTTATTTTCTTGAACTTTGACCGTCGGAAAAAGTTTATTCTGCATTGGTAAAAGTTTTCAACCTACTGTTTTTAATATGTTTACTTGTATCTTTATGAATGTGCGTTACGAACGAACTTTGACCGATAATTTAGTGTTGACAATCCGTATGATCATGCGCTATGTTTATCGCCATGACGAAGATAAACAGCACAGACATCCCCACCGATCCGGTCGTTCGCCGGGAGTGGATCAAGTTCCAGCTCCGGCTGCGGGGCTGGACCCTGTCCAATCTCAGCCGTGCCTACGGCGCGAGCCGGCACTGCGCCATCCTGGCGATGCGCAAGCCCTATCCGAAATGGGAGCGCATCATCGCCGCCCAGTTGGATCTTCCGCCTGAGGCGCTATGGCCGGAACGTTATGGGGAATCCGCCAAGGTCAACGGTAACCATAAAAGCGTTGCGGCGCAACGGAAAAAAACGCTGGCGGCTTAGACATGGCGCACAAACGTGACAACGCTACCTTTGATTTGTTCGAGATTCCGGAGCAGCCGGCGCAAACGGCGGCCGGCATGGACTACAACCGCGAAGTGGCCCACCTGGTGGTCAAGGTATTGAAGGAGGCCGGCTGCGACCGCTACGAGATCTCCGCCCGGATGAGCCGGCTGACGGGCAAGGAGGTTTCCAAGTTCATGCTCGACGCTTGGGCGGCGGAAAGCCGGGATCATCACAATATTCCCTTCTATCTGGTGCCGGTGCTGGAGGCGGCCTGCGAGACCCACGCCCTGTCGGCCTGGCTGGCGGAGAAACGGGGCGGGCGGCTGATGGTGGGCAAGGAGGTGCTGGCGGCCGAACTGGGCAAGCTGGAGCGGATCAAGGACGAGGCGGCGCAGAAGATCCGGGAGTTGAAGAAACTGATGGGGGAGCTTGAGTCTTGAAGGAATGGTTCTCCGCAAAAGAACTTGCCGGGTTGCCGGGGATGCCGGTAACTGTTAGTGGTGTGATTCGGGTTGCCAAGCGCGAAAACTGGCGCTCCCGCAAGCGCCAGGGCCGCGGCGGCGGACGCGAATATCACCTCAATAGCCTGCCTCCAGAAACCCAGTCCCATCTTGGCGCCAGGAGGCTGATGGATCTGGCGACGGATCTTCCTCTTCCAGGGCCGAAGCCCTTCGACCCCTTGGTGCATCTTGCTGCCGACGGGGATCTGACGGACCGGCAGCGGCGCGAGCGGGACGCGAGGGCTCAGGTGCTGGCGGCGGTGGAACGGATGCGGATGGAAGCCGAATGCACGCGAAAGGAGGCGCTGACGGCGTTGCTGACGACCGCGCGCGCAGGAGAAGCGCCGGCGGAACTGATCGCCGCGCTCAAGGTAGCGAAGGATCCGCGCGGGCGGCGGAGCGACAATCCGTTTCCATCCGTCAGAACCTTGAAACGCTGGCTTGGACAGGCAGATCTGGCTCCGAAGGTGCCGCAGAAAGACATGACGTTGCCGCCTTGGGCGGAGGCATTCCTGGAATGTTACCGGCGACCAGAAAAACCTTCGGTGGCGGCGGCCTATCGCCAGGCGTGCGCTGTCTGGCCGCCAGGTCAGCGGCCAAGCATCCATCAGGTGCGGCGGTTGCTGAAGAAGTTGGGTACGGCGGCGCGGGAGAGCGGCCGGCGTGGCCCGGTGGAGTTGAAGGCGGTGCTGCCGTTCGTTCGGCGCGGCTTCGAGGATCTGCTGCCGAACGACATCTGGAGCGCCGATGGCCATACTTTTGATGCCGAAGTCCAGCATCCCTTGCACGGACGGCCATTTCGGCCAGAGATCACCTCGGTGATCGACATTCGCACCCGGCGGGTGGTGGGTTGGAGCGTGGCCCTGGCTGAATCTGCCCAAGCGGTGGCCGATGCCTTGCGGCGGGGTATCGAGGTGTGCGGGGTGCCGGTGTGGTGGTATGTGGACAACGGCTCCGGTTACAAGAACCAGATGATCGCCGATCCCGCCACCGGGATTTGCGGCCGGCTGGGCATCCAGATCACCCACAGCCTGCCTTATAACTCCCAGGCGCGCGGGGTGATCGAACGGCTGCATCAGACACTGTGGGTGACGGCGGCCAAGGATCTGCCCGGGTTCGTGGGCAAGGAGATGGATCGCCAGGCGCGTCTGGAACGGTTCAAGATCAGCCGGAAGGCATTGAAGCAAGGCGGCGCGATGCCGCTGATCCCGTGGGAGACGTTCCTGGATTTCTGCCGCGAGCGGGTGGACGCCTACAACGCCAGCCCTCATCGCAGTCTCGGCGGATTGTCCCCGGATGAGGCGTGGACGCGGCACGTGGAGCATGGCTGGCGCCAGCAAACGATCCCTGACGAGGTGCTGACGACCCTGTTCCGCCCCCGGGTGACGCGGGCGCTGCGTCGGTGCGAAGTGCAATTGTTCGGAAACCTCTACTTCAACCTGGATCTGGTGGAGTTGCACGGCATGGAAGTCCAGGTGGCCTATGACATCCACGACCCGAACACGGTGTGGGTGTACGACCAGGACGGCCGTTACATCGCCGATATGGCGTGGAACGGCAATCGTCAGACCTATCTGCCGGTTTCGGCTGAAGACCGGGAGAAACAAAAACGGGCGTTGGGAAGGTTGCAGCGTCTGGACAGCAAGAAGCAGGAGGTGCTCGAGGAGCTGAAGGGACAGCCGGTAATCGATTTGGAGGCGATGCGAGCGCGGCCCATGATCGGCGGGCGGCCGCTGGAGATCGGCAAGCAGGCGTCGGAGAAGGCGGACAAGCAACCGAAAAAACCGCGCTGCCGCAGCGAGATGAAGCCGGAGGAAGTGATGGCGGAATGGGACGCCATCGACGCCCGGATCCGAGGCGGGGAAACGGTTTCGGAGGCGGACGCCCGCTGGCACGAGATGTTCCAGGGGCATCCGATATGGAAGGCCGAAATGAAGCGGCGCGGGAAGCCGCTGGATTTTAACGAGGCCGCCTGCTGAGACGGAGCCGGCGGCCCCAAGATGGTATGAACGAAGGAGGAAATGATAATGCCAATCGCTGAAATACACAACATGCAGCTGGCGCGTGCGGCGCTGGAGACGGTGCAATCGAGATCGCGCGGCCTGCCCGGGCTCGCGGTGATCTACGGACCCGCCGGATGGGGCAAGACGACGGCCCTGACCACGGTCGCGAATCAGACCCGGGCCTATTACATTCAGATGCGCAGCGCATGGGGACGAAAGAGCTTCCTGGAGCATTTGATGGTGGCCATGGGGCTTGCGGACGGGCGCAGGGTGATGGCAGGTAAGAGCATCGGGACCATATCCCAAATGCTGGACCAGATCGCCGAGCAGCTGGCCTTGTCGGACCGCCCCTTGCTCATCGATGAGGCGGATTTCCTGATCAAATCGGACGGCATGGCTGAATTGCTGCGGGACGTATACGAGGCGTCCGGAGCCGCCATCGTTCTGTCCGGAGAAGAGATGATGCCGGCGAAGATGGCGCGCTGGGAGCGGCTGCATTCGCGGGTGTTGGGCTGGATCCCGGCGCAACCGGTCAATCTGGAGGACGCCAAACTGTTGGCTCCGGTGTATTGCAGACTGCCGGTCGCAGACGACTTTCTGGCGTACCTGGTGAAAAACGCCGGCGGATCTGTGCGGCGTGTTTGCGTCAATCTGTCACAGGCTCAGGACGTGGCGATGCTGGAGGGATGGGAGCAGATCGATCGGAAGACTTGGGGCGAGCGGCCGATCTACACCGGCGAAGCGCCGGCAAGGGGGGCGCGATGAGACGGCCGGCGGAGCTGGAGATGGCAGGCGGCAAGGGGCCGCGGCAGCGCATCTGGGAGCGCATCCGGGCCTTCGGCGGCGAACCGTTCCGCCTGAAGCATCTGGTTGTCGGATGCGAATCGAAAAAGACCGCCAGATCGTACTTGCAGGGTCTGGAAAACGCGGGGTACATCACGCGAATCGCTGGCGGTCTGGGGCGGGAGATCTCCTGGCGGCAGGTGATGGAAAACGATCCCGGCATCGAGGCGCCACGGGTACGCAAGGACGGCAGCCGCGTCACCCAGGGCCTGGCGCAGGAGGCGATGTGGCGGACGCTGAAGATTGTCGGGGATTGCAATGCCAGGGAGCTTGCTGCGATGGCTTCGACCACTGAAATCCAGGTCTGCGAGGTCGCGGCCAAGGACTACCTGCAGCATCTATACCGGGCCGGTTATCTGACGCGCGTTAAAAAAGGCCGGGGGACCGGACGGGGCGGCGAGTTGGCGCGTTACCAGCTGACCCCTGGGAAATGGAGCGGCCCAAGGCCGCCGATGATCTGTCGCGCCAAGGCGGTGTTTGACCCGAACCTGGGGAAAATCGTGTGGAGCGCCATCCGCTCAGAAGAGGACATCCTCTATGGCATGTGAGAACGAAGAATGGCGGCGGCTGCTGGAGCGCGAGGTGGAAAACGACCCGCGCGGCAAGGCCGGGGTGGCGGAAAAGCTCAGCGTATCGCGGGCATACGTGTCACGCGTGTTGTCCCGGGGCGCATCGCGGATCGCGCCATCACGGCGCTTCCTGGCCAAGATCGAGGCGGTGTATGGACGTGTTGACTGCCCATGGCTCGGGCGCGGCATACCGCGCGGCCGCTGTTATCAGTCCTTGGGACCCGCGCCAGTGCACAATCCGGCGCAGGTGATGCAATGGCGGGCGTGCCAGAAGTGCCCGCTGAAACCTGATGGAGGTGAATCATGGCCTTAGACCAGGCGACGCTGTGCCGCGCCCATGAGCGGTTTCTGAAGAAGCAGCGGCTTTTGGATTGGAAAGATCTGATCGTCCTGCTGCGCAAGCTGGACGAAGACGAACTCGAAGCCATGGCGGATTGCTACCGCCTGGGCGACGAGAAGAGGATGGGCGAATTCCTGATCGATTACATCGACCTTTGCCTTTGGGAATCCGCCCTGCTGGAAACCCGCGCCGAGGTGGCCGCCAAGGCGCGGGCAACGCAATCAACGTAAGGAGTGTAGCAATGTGCAGACAACAGTTCAAACAAGCCACCCAATGCGCCACGCAATTGTACAAACGCGGGTTCGACGTGCTGGCCATCCGTCTGGACGGCCGCCGGCCACGCATCGAGATCGCCCACCAGCGCAAATGCGACCGGCTCGGCGGTGTCTGGTATCAGCGCCGCTCTGGCGGCGCCGGGGCGATCTACAGAATGGCCGTGCTGATGCACGGCTGCCAGGTTGAATGGGAAGAGAGGAGAGCATCATGAGCCCGATCGTAGCGTTTTTACTCGGAACCTGGGCCGGCGTCGTGGCCGGCATCGTCATCATGTGCCTGATCGTCATCAACCGGGAGGAAATCCATGAGCGTGACTGAACTCAAACCCAAACCCACCGGCCGCCTGATTACCGGAAAGACCGAAACCCGCGCCCCGGCCCGGCTGGTGAAGCTGGCCCTGGACGCCTGGGAAGTGAAGAAGGAGATGGACCGGCTCAAGGACGAGCTGGCCGCCTGCAACGAAAAGTTGGCCCAGGCCATCGAGCCGGGCACGGCCCTGGAGATCGCCGGGGTGTGCCGGGTGACGGTGGCCGAGCGTCAGACCGTCAAGGTCACCGACGCCGACGCCCTGGAGCAGATCCTTGGGCCAAGGTTCGAGGACCTGATCGACATCCGCGTCAATTACCGGCCGCTGCCCAAGCTGGTGCAGATGGCCACCGACGGCGACGACCCATTGGGCCAGGTCGTGGCCCAGGCGCTTTCGATCGAGCGCAGCGTGACCGTTTCCTACCGACCAGCGAAATAGAGGAGAGATGTGATGACCAAGAAAGAACTGATCGACGAACTGCACGCAGTCTATCCCGGCATGAAAAAGAGCGCCCTCGGCGACCTGCTCGACACCATCGGCCGAATGGTCGGGGAAGCCCTGGAACTCGACGGCGAAATCACTCTGCCGCGCATCGGCAAATTCAGCGTCGGCCGGCGCGCCGCCCGCACAGGACGCAACCCGCGCACCGGGGAGGCAATCGAAATCCCCGCCCGGCGGGTAGTCAGATTCAAGCCCGCCAAATGCCTGCGCGAGGCCGTGGAGGAGATGGAATGACAAACTTCGGCCGCGTCCGCAAACTGCTCGACTCGATCGAGGCCGATCACAACGGCCTGCGTGAGGACCACGACATCCTGACTGAGGACTGCCTGGCGTTCCAGCACGAGGTCGAGCGCCTTGGCCGCGAGGCGGAAACCCTGCGCCGGCGCTGCCGTCTGCACCGGGCCGCCGCCCTGCTCGGCTGGACCGTCGCCATCGTCGCCGTGGCCAACACCGTGGTGACCTGACATCCCCACCGGCCCGCAATGGGCCCGCCCAGCCGGCGGTGGCGCAAAACACCGGCAGCGGGAGTCTGGATCCCCTCGGATGATCCCGCCGCCCGCCCCACGTCACGGGGCCTCTTTCCAGGCCGCCCTCCTCGAGGGCGGCCTGGAAAGAGCGAAGAGGAAAACACGCAATGATCGACTGGGAACAGGCCGTGAAACTGGCCACCGAAACCGACCTGACCTGCGGCGAGATCGCCGACCGCTGCGGCTGGCCGGAAAACCGCTCACTGGCGAAATTCGCCGAGATGCTGAAGTGCCGGCTGCCGAAAAAGCGCCGCCGGGCGCTGGTGACGCCTGGACCGGCCTACCGGGTGCGCAACGTGGAGATAGCGTGATGGACGCCTACCGCCGCCAGCTGGCCCGTATCCACTGCCTGAAGAAAGAACTCGGGCTGGACGACGACGCCTACCGCCACATGCTCCGGGAAATCGGCGGGGCCGATTCCGCCCGCGATCTCACCCCAACCGGCCGCGCCAGGGTCATCCGCCACCTCGCCCGCCTGGCAGGCAGCCGCCGGCGATATCCAGGCCGCCCCCACAACGCCGACAAAAGCGCCCAGATCCGCAAGATCGAGGCGCTATTGGCCGAAGCCAAGCGCCCCTGGGGCTACGCCCTGGCCTTGTGCCGCCGGATCGCCAAGAAGGACCGGCTGGAATTCTGCTCTGTGGACGAGCTGCGCTGTCTCATCGCGGCGCTGGAATATGACAAACGACGGAGGAATGGATGACACTGGAGGAACTGGAAAAAATGTGCGCCCTGGTGCTGAGCGAAGGTGGGGAACATATTACCCTCGTGCTGCCCAAAGGCGTCTCCAGCAGAATACGGGGATTTCCCCGTGGCAAGCTGTTATGCGAACATCACGACGGCAGCCGAGTGTTCCGGTACGACGCCAGGCGTGTCCTGAAATCGATCGAGGCCGCCCGTGCCGATTGAAGGTGTCTGCCCCACCTGCGGGGCCCGGTTCGACCTGGCCCACGCCCTCGCCGACGGCGAGGCCCGCCAGGCGCTGGCCGCCGCCCTGTCCCTGCCGGCCCCGTTGGCCCGCCTGGTGGTGCCGTACCTGTCCCTCCACGCCCCCGGCAAAAAGCGCCTCGCCTGGCGCAAGCTGGCCCGCCTCCTGCGCGAGCTGGTCGCCCTGATCGAGGCCGGTCAAGTCGCGAGCGGCGGTCAGTCCCACGCCGCCCCGCTGGATCTCTGGAAAGACGGCATCGAGCGCGTCCTCCAGGCCGCCGATGCCGGGCAACTGACCCTCCCCCTCGAGGGCCACGGCTATCTCACCAAAGTGGTCTGGACCGAGGCCAAACGCCGCGCCGGCAGACAGGCCGCCGCCCAAAAGCCCCTGCATCCCAGCCACGTTCTGAGGACGGAAGACAGAGGACAGAAGACGGATCGGCCCTCTGTCATCGCCGATCACCTGGAGCGGATGAAACGGAGCGTCGGCAAGCGATGATCGATCTGTCTCTGATTCCGCCGGGATTCCGCCAGGTCGTGGAACTCGTCGGCCCGGCCGCCGCCATGGCGCTGGTCGAGCGGTACGGCGGCCTCGAGCTCCATATCCCGGCCCGTTTCAGCGACGACATGCCCTTGTGCGCCCTGGTCGGCCCCGAGGCGGCCCGGAAACTGGTGCGGATGTACGGCCACACCAAACTCTACATCCCCCTGTGCCAGCGCGCCCTGGTCGCCGCCAGAAACACCGAGATCCTGGCCCGCTACCAGGCCGGCGAGCCCCCGCGCTCGATCGCCCGGGACTGCCAGATGAGCGAGCGCTGGGTGTGGGAGATCATCCGCAAGACCCGGCGCGAACGGGACGGCGGCGATGGGGGACAGGGGGAGTTGTTTGGGGAGGGTTGACTTTGCGCCCCGATTCCGGTTTATACTTACCCCGCCACGGCAAAATCCGTGGCCGGGTTTAGCATCCCGGGTCTAGGCGCAGGCGCGCCATCGTAGCGCGTTTTTTATGCCAGTTTTCTGGCGGGCTGTGCGCGGGGGGCCTCGGCCCCGCCTGACCTAGGCCAGGTATGCTAACCCGTACAGTCCGCCTCCTTCTTGCGTAGCATCAAGAGTGGCGGTTCTCAATCCAGCCTAGGAGAACTGACATGTCAGAACTCATTCCTTTCTCATATGAATCCCACGTGCTTCGTGTTGAGCCGGACGTGGACGGAGAGCCAATCTTCCACGCCAATGACCTGTGCGCCCTTTTGGGATACAAGAACCCGCGTGATGCCGTGCGCCGACACGTCGAGGAGGATGACGTCGTGAAACGCGACGTCATCGATTCCCTGGGCCGCACCCAGATGGCCAACTGGGTACGCGAACCCGGCATGTGGTCGCTGATACTCGGCTCCGAGACAGAACAGGCCAAGCGGATCAAACGCTGGGTCACGTCCGAGGTCCTGCCACAGATCCGCAAGACCGGCGGCTACCAGGTGGATCCGGACACCATCGCCATCCCCAAGGACGAATACATCGCCCTGCTGGAAACCCAGGTGGCGGCGCTCAAGGCAAAAACATCCTTCCAGCCAGGCCCCCGCGCCTGGACGGAAGAGGAGGACAGGCAGCTCATAGAGCTGCGCCGCCAGGGGCTTGGGTTCACCCGGATCGGCTACCGTCTGGGGCGCAGCGAGAGCAGTTGCAAGCATCGCTGGCAGCGACTCAGTCTGCGCCATGCCGCCGTCTTGGAGCAGCAGGGCGAAATGTTCACCCAAGGAGGTGCGGCATGAGCACCGTCGTCAAGCTGCCCCAGAACCGGTCCGACCGCCTCGACCGCCTGGACGAGATCGCCACATGTCTGGAGGCGGTGGAGAAGCTGCTGATTCCAGACCTGCCGCTCCAGGCCCACGACCGCGGCGACGTGGCCGTCCTGCTGGGCTTTCTGCGGCGCCAGTACCGTGAAACGCTGGAACGGCTTTACGCCGCCTGAAAACCGGGTTTCAACGCCCGTTTCAAGCCGCCCCTTCGGGGGCGGTTTTTCAATGCCCGACTGAACCCAATCCCTATTCGATCCCCCGTCTTCCGCCCCTAATCTCCCGGCATGGACGCCGAAACCATCATCGACCAAATCATCCGCCGCGAGGGCGGCTTCGTCAACCACCCGGCAGACCGGGGCGGACCGACCAAGTACGGTATCACCCAGGCCACGTTGAGCCGGTGGCGCCGGGGCGAACCGGTGTCCCCGTCGGACGTTGAGGCGCTGACCGAAGACGAGGCCCGGCGCATCTACCGCACCCTCTACATCACCCGCCCCGGCTTCCACATGATCGAGCACGCCCCGCTGCGCGCCCTGGTGGTCGATTGCGGGGTCCACCACGGCGTCCGGCGGGCGGCCGAGTGGCTGCAGGAGGCCGCTGGCGCGCCGGTGGACGGCATCGTGGGGCCGGTGACCCTGAAGGCGGTCAATGGCGGCGATGGTCACAAGCTGTACCGCAAGGTGCTGGCCACGCGGGCCGGATTCTACGGCTGGATCATCGCCCGCGACCACGCCCAGGCGGTGTTCGCCAAGGGGTGGATGAAGCGTCTTGCCGAATTCATCGAAAACTGCCCATAAGGTGCCTCATGAAGCGATTGATCCCGCTGATCGCCTTGATTCCCCTGGCCGGCTGTCAGCAGGCCCTGGTGGCCAAGAGGGCCGTCGATGCCGTGTTCGCCGAGGGCGTCAGCCTGTATTGCCGCCTCCCGGAGACGGCGCGGTTGATCAACCGGGGGCGGATCGCCGCCAAGATCGCCCCCAACGAAATCGAGATTCATTGCGCGAGCGACTTCGGGACCGGGGGCTGACATGCGGTTTCTCACTCGACTGGTGACCGAATTCCTGCCCGAATCCGGCCGCCGGCGGCTGATACGGCCGCTGATCGCCCAGGACCCGGACAATCCCTGCCTGACCATCGCCGTCCCCTGCCGGTTCGAGACGGATTTCGCCAGCGTACCTAAACGGTTCCGCCGCTGGATCGACAACGACGAACACTGGCTGGTGCGTCCCGCCGTCCTTCACGACTGGCTCTACAGCGAGGGCGTCGGCACCCGCGCCCAGGCTGACAAAATCCTCTACCGCGCCGCCCTTTCCGAGGGTGCGCCCCGGTGGGCCGCCTGGGTGGTGTGGGCGGCGGTGAGATTGTTTGGATCAACCTACTACAGGAGCTGAAACATGGGAGCGAAGACCGATCATTTCGAGGGCTGGGCCATCAAGAAGGCGTTCGGTGACGCCAGGGCGGTGGATGCCCCGGCGACCTGGTACGTGGCGCTGTTCACCGTGGCCCCGGGTGAGACCGGCGGCGGGACGGAAGTGTCCGGCGGCGGGTACGCCAGGGTGGCGGTGCCGAACGACAGCGTCAACTGGGATCTGCTGCCGGCAGGCGCCACCGACGCCAATCTGGATGGGGTGGCGGACGACGCGATCATCAAGAACAAGCTGGACATCGTGTTCCCGCAGGCGACCGTCGATTGGGGCACGGTCACCCACTGGGGGCTGTTCGACGCCGCCACCGGCGGCAATCTGTGGATCTACGCCCCGCTGACGACGGCGGTGACGATCACGGCAAGTTCGACGCCGAAGTTCGCCGCCGGGGCGTTGTCGTATCAGGAGGACACCTGATGGCGACGAAGTGGGAGGCGATCAAGCAAGAGCTCACGGCCGATCCTATCGGGGTCGGCTACGCCTCGATGACCGATCAGCAGGCAGCAGATGCGCTGGGCGCCAGGAACCGCGCGAGAAAACGTCCGCTGCCGACGCACGATATCAAGAAGTACATGGTACTGAACGATCTGTGGCTACAGATCAAGCAATCAACGACCGCCGAAGCGCAGGTTGCTCTGGACGCCCTGGCGACATTCGAGTTTTTCGATGTGACAGACGCGGCGACCGGGGCGCTGGTAGAGGCCAGGCTGGTCGCTATTTTGGACGGTCTTATCGCCAAGGGGCTGATCACCACTCAGAACAAAGCCGACATACTTGCGCTGACAAACGAGCCGATCAGCCGGGCCGAGGAGCTGGGGGTCTCCCCGGTCTCCCAGGTTGACGTCGCCAAAGCGCGGAGGTTGCCCTGATGCCTAGAACCATCACCACTGTTCAATGGGCCGCTGCCAACTCGACGACGCTCGCAGCCGGAGCCACGGCCACGTCCGATGCCGTCGCGCCGGCGGTCGGGACGTACGAAGCGTCGCTGTCGGTCTCTGCCACGCACTCGGCCACTCCCGCAGCCGGAGACACCATCGACGTGTACCTGGCCGTCTCGTCGGACGGCACCGGGTACGACTCGGAGCAACCGGCGCAGCTCTACTATCTCGGCACCATCGACACGGCCGATGCGCTCACCAGCGGTGCATCCCCGGGTGCCTCGTTCGTCGCGCGCAAGACGTTCACGCACCTGCCTCTTGCCCCGAGCAACTGGAAGCTGCACACGGTGTCCAACGCGGCCAGCTCTGTCACCATCGCCGCTGAGTACGCGGAGGTGTCGTAGCCGGTGGCTCCACGTCCGCGACGAATCGCCCTGCCGCCGGGCGTCAAGCCCCGCACGCCTTTTGAGCTCGACATGGGCAACCCCCTTGCGCGCGAGCTACGGCTGTTCCTGCCGCTCGCGGAGCGCGCCGGAACGCCGAGGGACGCTGCGGCGAACGTCCAGGTCGATACTTACAACCCGGCGCTGTGCGATTGGAGGCCGGGAGACGCGCTGTTCATCGCGCAAGCCGCAAGCACGGCTGACCTGCCCGCGTTGTCGACTGCACTGGGCCGGACGTACACAGACTTAACCTCGTACTCGTTTACCGCGTGGCTTGCCTTGCACACCCTGGCGGTGAACTACAACCGCGCCGCGTATGTCGTGGAGTCCACGACTGGAGGGGACAGGTTCGGGTTCCAGCGTCTTAACGGCGCCTTGCAGCTTGACTCCAACGGCGCAGCGCCAGGCATAGACGGGCCTACGGTCGTGCAAGACGAGTGGTATCTATGCACTGGAGTGCATGATGCTGACACCTCCACTGTGACGTTCTACGTCAACGGAGGGCTGGTGGGTAGCGGCTCGGTGACAAAGCCGTGGCTCCTGAACAACATCGGCGTGTTGATGTTGGCGACTTCCGAAACGGGGACCACGTACGGCATGCAGGACCAGAGCCACCGGCTGGTCATGCTGCACGACCGTGCGCTTTCTGCGGCCGAGGTCAAGCGGCTGCACGAAGATCCATACGCGCCGATCCGCAAGCGGCGGGTGTTTGTGCCGGTTGCTGCCGCCGCGCAGACCGATCTTTCCGGCGCGGCACAGTCATCCGCAACTGGCCAGGCATCGCTCACGGCCGACGTGCCCATCTCCGGCGCCGCGGTGTCCGTGGCGTCCGCATCCGGCGGGCTGGCTTCATCCGTTCCGTTGACGGGCGCCGGTTACGCTGCGTCCATCGGCTCGGCATCGCTTCAGGCAGGCGCCGATCTTTCCGGCGCAGCCCAGGCGCAGGCTTCAGGTTCCGGGTCGGTGGCGTTGTCCGTCCGTCTGGACGGGGCGGCCGTCGCCGCCGCAATTGCCCAGGCGGCGCTGTCGGCCGGTGTCGATCTGTCGGGTCAGGCTGCGGCTGGCTCTGGTGGATCCGGGGCGCTTTCGACAGGCGCCGATCTTTCCGGTGACGCCCAGGCGCAGGCGGCAGGTTCAGGCAGTATCACGATCCAGGTGACGCTGGACGGCAGCGCGATTTCGGAGGCGCTGGCATCGGCTGGGCTCGACTCCGGTTCCGGCGATCTTTCCGGCGCGGCTGCGGCGGGCGCTTCGGGTGCGGCGGCGATGATCATGGACGTGCCGGTCGCAGGATCGGCCGCCTCCGTTTCGTCCGCCGACGGCTCGCTGTCGGCGATTCTGCCGCTGCGTTCGGTCGCGGTATCCGGTTCCAGCGCGACCGGCGGCCTGACGGTACAGGCCGGGCTGGACGGCCAAGCGGTCGCCAACGCCATGGCATCCGGAGTGTTGGCGGTGGATGCCGGGTCCACGCTCAGCGGTGATGCGGTCGCAGAATCGGCAGGGTCAGGCGTGTTGTCGCTGCGGTTGACGCTGAATGGGGGGGCGCTGGCAAATGCTGTGGCGTCTGCGATGCTGACCGGCACGTTGGATGCGCTGGTGGTGCGGCGCTGGACAGTTTCCGCCGTCCGACGCGACTTTACGGTGAGGGCGAGGGGATGAGGTTGTTGCCTGCGAAGGACATCGAGGAGCTGGTGCCGGTGACATTCGATTTCTCCCCGGCGCTGGCGGACGGGGCCACGGTCACGCCCCAGGCGGTGACCGTCGAGGTGTACCGCGGGACCGATGCTAATACGGCGGCGCTGTTGTATGGCGCACCGATCGCGTCCGGCGCGTCCGTGGTGCAATGGATCTCTGGCGGGTTGGATGGTGTGCGTTACAAGCTGCGTTGCCGGGTGGCGACGTCCGGCGGCCAGGTGTTGGTTCTGGCGGCCAGATTGTCGGTTACAAGGTTTTGACAAGGAGACTGTGTGAGCACGGTAGAAGAGCGTCTGGCGCGGATCGAGGCGACTCAGAAGGCGCAGAACGAGCGGCTGGACAAGATCGTTGGTTTGATGGAGCGCACGGTGCGGTTGGAAGAGCGATATGACCGGTATTTCGACACGATCAAGCGGTTCGGCAAGCGGCTGGACGCTCTGGATGCGCGGCTGACGAAAATCGAGTTCGAAGATAACCGGACGAAATGTTCGCTTTCCTGGGTCGAGCGTCTGTTTTGGTTCTTTCTCGCGGCGGTGGCTGGATCTAACCAATTCTGGGCGAATATCATGGGAGGATGAATGGCGTTTTCAGAGGAAATCCGGGACAAGGTTCGCAACTACTACGTGCATCAGTGCCTGCCGATCGATGAGGCATCACGTCTGGCCGGGGTATCGGCGCATAGCGGCCGGCGCTGGAAGAAAGCGGCGAAGGAGCGCGGGGATGATTGGGACCGTAGCCGGGCGGCGTCGTTCATGGCTGGGCAGGGAGCTGAGGGGGTGATGCATGACGTGCTCTCCAAGCTTGTGGTGCTGACCAATTCGACGCTCGAGGCGCTGCAAACCGCCGAGATCGATCCCGTGGTCCGTGTCGAGGCGATCTCGCGGCTGTCGGACGCTTACAACAAGACCGCCAACGCGGTCACGAAGACCACGCCGAAACTGTCGGAACTGGCGGTGGCGATGAAGGTGCTGGATCGGTTGTCGAAATTCGTGGCGGTTGAGTATCCACATCATCTGGAGGCATTCGCTGAGATTCTGGGCCCGTTCGGCAAGTACATTTCCAGAGAGTTGGGATGATCGATCGGCGCGAGTTTCTGCGCGATCTGGAGCGACTCAGCAAGCAGCTGCGGCGCAGGATCGAGGCGGAAGTGGACGGATTCGCTCCCGACCGAGAGAGCAAGGAAAAGCGGCGCGCTAAATCGACCAGCGACTTCCGCTACTTCGCCAGGACCTATTTCCCGCACTATCTGTCGCGCGGCGAAAGCCTTGTCCACCGATGGATATTTAACCAGCTGCCGAAGATCGTCGATGCGAAAGAGAGCCGGCAAATGGCGCTTGCGGCGCCGCGCGGCGAGGCGAAATCCACTTTGGTGTCGCTGATCTTCGTGATCTGGTGCGTGCTGACAGGGCGCAAGCGTTACATCATGATCGCCATGGATACTTTCGACCAGGCAGCGGTGATGCTGGAGTCGATCCGCGCCGAACTGGAGGTCAATCCACGCCTGTTGGCGGATTTCGAGGCCGGAACGGGCGTCGGGGAGGTATGGAATGCAGGGGTAATGGTGACGCGCGGTAACGCGAAGATCGAGGCGGTGGGTTCCGGCAAACGCATACGCGGCCGCCGACACGGTCCCTGGCGGCCCGACCTGTTCATCGGCGACGATCTGGAGAACGACGAGAATGTCCGTACGCCGGCGCAGCGCGACAAATTGCAGGGTTGGATATCGAAGGCGGTGCTGAAGCTCGGCGGAGCCGGGGAGAAGTTCGACGTGATCATCGTCGGAACGGTACTGCATTACGATTCCGTTCTGGCTCGGCTGCTGAAAAACCCCTTGTGGCGCGGCAACCGCTTCCGCGCGCTGATCCGTCCGCCGGACAGAATGGACTTGTGGGACCGCTGGGAGGCGGTGCTGAAAAGCGAGGGCGAGGCGGCCGCCAGGGCGTTTTATCAGGCACGGAAAAAGAAGATGGAGGCTGGCGCGAAGGTGTCGTGGCCGGAGGCCCGACCCCTATACGAACTGATGACGATCCGCGCCCGGGACGGACACGCAGCCTTCGATTCGGAGCTGCAGAACGAGCCGGTCAGTCTCGAGGATGCGCCATTCGCGCGTTGTCTGCATTATTGGACCGAGCTCCCGGAGGGGATGATTTCTTATGGCGCGGTCGATCCTTCGTTGGGCATCAAGGGTGCCGGACGGGATCCGTCGGCGATCCTGGTGGGTGGTTTCGATCCCCTTTCCGGCGTTTTGTACGTTCTGGCCGCGGACATCCGCAGGCGGACGCCGGACCGGATCATCGAGGACGTGATCGCGCTGCAGATACGGCACGGCTGCCTGTTGTGGGCGGTGGAAGCGGTGCAGTTTCAGGAATTCCTGCGCACTGAGCTGATGAAGCGAGGCGCGGCGCGTGGAGTTCCGGTGCCGGCGCGGGCGGTTAAGCCGATCGCAGACAAGCAACTGCGCATCGAGGCGCTGCAGCCGCACATGGAGGCGGGCCAGATCCTGCTGCATCCTTCCCAGACGACGCTTATAGAGCAGTTGCTGCATTTTCCCAAGGCCGATCACGACGACGGCCCGGATGCCCTGCAGATGCTCTGGATGCTGGCGGTTTCCGGCAACCGAAGAACCCATGAGGGAGTCAGGCTGAAATGGTTGTAAATACGCATTCCGACACCTTTTTGCTGGATGCCTATTCCGGCGCGGGCGGATTCGCCAACGGTGGTTATTTGGTCAGACACCCCAGGGAAAGCGAGGAAAAGCTGGCGCGGCGGAAAGCCTTGGCGATCTATCCTAATTTTGTCCGCAAGAGCGTGAACACGTATCTGGGCTTTCTGTGGCGGCGGCCGCCGGTGCGGGAAACGGACGATCTCTACGCGAGGTTCTCGGAGAACGCGGATGGCGCGGGACACGACATCGATCACGCGATGATGTCCTATCAGCGTCTGGCGATGTTGCTGGGGACGGTCTATGTCATCGTGGACAAGCCTGCCGCCCTGGCCAGAACTAGGGCGGAAGAGCCGTTGCCTTATCTGTCCGTGAGGCTGCCAGGGCAGCTGATACAGTATCAGTTGGACGAGTTCGGACGTTTCGTATCGGTTGTATTCCAGGAGCAGGATGTGGATGCCGGAATGCGTTTCAGGCGCTTTGATCTGTACGGCTGGCAGCTGGCCCTGGACCCGGAAGGCCGGAACGTGATCGATCGTGGCGAATATTCTCTTGGCAGGCCGCCGGTGGTGCGCTTGCACGCCAATCACCCCATCAATCCAGCGGATGTGAGGGCCGTTTCCTGGGCGCAGGATCTGGCGCGGCTGAATTTCGATCTATACAACCTGCGCTCGGAGCTGCGCGAACTGCTGCGGTCGCAGACTTTCGCCATCCTCGCCCTGCCCGTTTCGGATCCGGCCGAGCGCGAACGGCTTACGGATTTGACTGTCTCGACCGAGAACGCCCTGCTCTACGATCCCGCCGGCGGCGGACAGCCGGGCTTCATCGCGCCGCCGGACGGTCCGGTGCGCATGTATATGGATCAGATCGCTGCCACAGTGGGGGACATCTACCGGGTGGCCAACCTGGAGTTCGTCGGCGGGGTGCAGCAATCCGGCGTGGCGCTGTCGTTTCACTTCCAGGAGGCCAACGCGGCGTTGATGACTCTGGCGGATCTGAGCGAACGGGCGGAGATTGAAATCGCCGACCTGGTATATGCTTGGATGGGAATGAAGTGGGCCGGGAATATTTCCTATCCGCGCGACTTCAATCTGACTGATCTGGCGCAGGCGTTGGGGCAGGCTCTGGACGCCGTGTCGTTGGATATCTCCCCAGGATTCGACGCGGCGCTGAAGAAACGCGTGGCGCGGCAGATTCTCGGCGACGACGTGGCGCCGTCTGAAATGGAATCGATCCTGAAGGAGATCGAGGCGGGTGGCGACTCCGGGCGGCGCCGGATCCAGAGCGCGGCCGGAAATGGTTGAGATTGTCCGCATCGACCGGGACTATCTGGCAGACGCTCGCGCCTTGCTGGAGGAGGCGGCGAGGATGGAGTTCGAGAACGTCATCGTGTTGGGATTCAAGGATGGGAAGATGCATATTCAGGCCAGCGCCCACCCGGATACGCTGCGCCTGATGGGCGCGTTGGAGGCGGCCAAGCTGGAGATGTGGTGCGGTGGCGGTTGACTGGGCGGCGCTGGAGCGGGACAAATGGCGCATCGTCCGTGAATTGGAGTCGGATTGGGATCTGGGCGCGGCGGCATTCGCTCGGGAAGTCGTGTCGAGACTCAAGGACAAGGGATGGCGGCTGGATGAGGAGGCAGAGGCCCGTATCGATCGGCAATTGGCGGATCTCGAGCAGGGTTTGAGAGACGCCATCGAGACAGCCATAGGCATCGTTGCCGGCAAGGTGGTTGCCGAAGCGATGCGGCCGCAATTTGTCGCCGAGCAGGTTCGCGACGCGTTCGAGCGGCGCTGGGAAGATGGTGTTCCGCTGTCGAAGCGGCTGTGGAAGTGGCGCGGCGAGATGCTCGACGGGGTACGGAAAACCATGTCGCGGGGTGCCGCGCTGGGGCGGTCCGCAAACGCCTTGGTTTATGGCCTGCAACGCGCCATCGAGGCGGAAGGCGGGCGTTATGCCATTCCGGCGAATATCGGCGAGGACTTCTTCAATCCATTGGTCGAGGAAGCGAGGCGGGTCATAGCGACACCTCGCGCCCGCGCGCGGTGGCGCCGGGCATTGGACATCGCCAGAAACCATTTGGCGCGACTGAAGGAAGGCGGAACCCGGAGACAAGCGGAAGTGGCCGTCAACGCTGTGGCCAGGGCGGTAAACGAGGGTCGGAACGACCTCCTAGAGGCGGCGCTGCGGTGGTGGGTATACGACCGACATCTGTACAATCTGAGGCGGGTCGCCAGGACCGAGATCGCGACCGCCTATCACCGCGCGACCATCGGCGCGACCCGGGACGACGATCTCGTCATCGGCTACCGCTGGCGGTTATCGGCATCCCATCCCGATCCGGACATCTGCGATTGGTTCGCCGGCATCGAGCTTGGGTTGGGCAAGGGGGTATGGCCCAAGGACCGGGCGCCGGAGGGGAAGGCCCATCCGCACTGCATGTGCGGTCTGACCCCGGTCACCCGGCCGAACCGGGAACAGGGCGCGCGCGATCCTGGCGAACTACTGGGCGTGCTGTCGGACCGGGAGAAAGCCCGCATCGCTCCGCGCTGGGCCCGGGACTTGAACGGTTTGGGAATCGATTGGAAGCGGATGATAGATCCCGCAACAGGTTGGTTCGCGCGGAGAAAGGATATCGCCGCCAGGATGGGCGAGGACAGGTTGCAAGCGATGCAGGCGCTTGGGCGGGCGCTGGATGTGCCTGAATGGGGACGTCCGCGCATTGGCCGCGGGCGCATGCGGCGGGAAACGATGGATGTGCTTATGCAGCATCGCAGCGATCCCGTGGTTGCCAAGGCCCTGCGCCAGGCTGAACGTGATGGGCGGGTGGACGGTCTGGTGTTGCATTATGTCCGCCGGCGTTACCAGGACGGCGAGCCATTATCCGGCCCAGAAGATTTGAATCGGCGCTTCGAGAGGCTGCTCCAGGGAAGCGGGCATCGGATTTACCGTCAAGCCCTGGGTGGCGGAACCCGTTTTGCCATATACTCGGAAGAGACCGGATGGGTAGCGGTGGTCGATGCCAGTGGCCGCCGGGTGACCGCATTTATAATTGATCCGGATTCCAATCCAGGCGATCTTGGAGAACCGCTATGGCTGATCGGCGAGTTGAAGGCATTTTGAAAACCTTGCATGAATTGATTTGGTATAGCCTGGATTTTGGTCATGGCGCGGAATATCCAGCGATGCGGGATCGCCTGGTCGGTCTGGAATTGACTTCCGATCAGGCTGCCCGTTTGCAAAAACTGGACGAATTGGCCATCGACTACATTCTCACCGCCGATTTGAACGACATCTGGCCTGGTCTGCTGGAAGACCGTCCCGACAAGCCGCTGGCGCGGTGGTGGTGGCATTTGGGGGCGATCCGTGGCGGAGAGTATCCATTGGAGCTGCTGGCGGAACCGCTACGCCGTGCGGTTCTCGACGCGGCCGCCTGAGAGCCGATTTGAGCAGCGTTTTTCCTCATGCCGCTACCTACCCATTCATGCGGACCGTTTCGCGGCGCCACGGCGAAATTAACGCGGGTTTAACGCCATACACAGGCCATGCCCCGTCCCTGATATCGCCTCCATTCTGATCGCGTCCTGTCCGCCGCGATCGTTTCATACTGAATCCTATCCCGTTTCCACCAGTCCACCCGCCCGTTTAAGCTTCCATCATCGAGCAATCACGGGATAGACGATGGCGGAAGAAAACGACGGAAATCAGCAGCCCAGCCAGGATTCCAACCAAAATTCCAGTCAACAACAGACGGGCGGGTCGAATGGCGCAGATTCCGCCGATTCGAACCCGGGCGGTGGGCGTGAAACCCCTGACATTCAGGCCGAGATCCAAAGGGCGTTGCAGTCGCAACAAGCCGAATTCGTTAATCAGCTCAAGGAAATTACCGGGTTCGAGTCGCTGCAGGCGTTCAAGGAGCATCAGCTGAAGGAACAGGGCAAGCTTCAGGAGCTGCTTCAGGCCAAGGAGCAGGAGGCGGCCCAGTTTCGCCAGCGTTTCGAGCAAATGGCCGTGCGGGCGCAGGTTTTGCAGGCCGCTTCGGCCGCGGTCGATGCGGAAGTCGTCCTGGCGCTGCTGGCCCCCGCGGCAAAAGTGGATGGAGACGGAAATGTGACCATCGACGGTCAGCCTGCGGACAAGGCAGTGGAGCGGCTGCTCAAGGACAAACCCTATCTCGCCAGATCATCCGGCAACCAGGGCTCCGGAAGCCCACAGAACCCATCCGGCGGCAAGCAGATGCCGCGCTCGCAATTTCTTGCTCTCAACCCAAAGGACCAATTGGCGTTCGTCCAGTCCGGCGGCGCCGTAACAGACTGACGGAGACTGACCCATGGCCAATACCCTGACCAATCTGATTCCCGATCTTTATATCGCGATGGACGTGGTGTCGCGCGAGCTGGTGGGATTGATCCCAGCGGTGACCATCGACGCTGATTCGGCCCGGGCGGCCGTCGGTCAGACGGTGCGCAGTCCGGTGACCCCGGTCGCAAGCGCCAGTGATATCACGCCCGGGGTCACGCCCCCGAACGATGGCGACCAGACCATCGGTAACCGCACCATCACCATCACCAAGGCGCGGCGGGCGCCGGTGCGCTGGAACGGCGAGGAGCAGCGCGGCATCAATTCCGGACCCGGATATCTCAATCTGCGCCAGCAGCAATTCGCCCAGGCGATGCGCACGCTGGTGAACGAGATCGAAGCCGATCTGGCTCAGCTGTATCTGAACGCCTCGAGGGCGCACGGTACAGCAGGGACCACGCCGTTTGCAGCCGACCTGTCCGACACCGCGCAGGTGTTGAAGATCCTGCTGGACAACGGCGCGCCGATTTCCGACCTGAACCTGGTGATCGACACCCAGGCCGGGGCCAATCTGCGCAGCCTGGCCCAACTCACCAAGGCAAACGAGGCGGGCACCGATTCGCTGGTGCGTCAGGGCGTGCTCCTGGACATTCACGGATTCATGATCCGCGAATCGGCGCAGGTTAAGAGTCATACCAAGGGCAGCGGTTCTGGGTATCTGGTGAACAATCCAGCCGGATACGCCGTCGGGGATGTCAGCATCGCGGTGGACACCGGCGTCGGTACCATCCTGGCAGGAGACGTGGTGACCTTCGCCGGCGACCCGAATAAGTATATCGTGGCCCAGGATCTTGCCGGTGGCGTGTTGACCCTGGCCGGCCCCGGACTGCGCCAGCCTCTTGCGGATAACGCGGCGGTGACCATCGGCAATGGTTATCGGGGCAATATGGCGTTTTCCCGTTCCGCTCTGGTGTTGGCCGCCCGGGCCCCGGCGCTGCCAGAGGAAGGGGACATGGCCGATGATCGGATGGTGATCACCGATCCAAGATCTGGACTTTCATTCGAAGTATCGCTTTATCGCCAATACCGGCAGATCCAGTACGAGATTTCGATGGCATGGGGCGTGGCCTGTATGAAGCCGGAACATTCCGCGCTGCTTCTGGGGTAAGGCCATGAATGATCTGATGAAGATGATCCGCGACGAGCCCGTCCATTCCGGCGGGCCTGTCGAGGCTATGGTACCGCACGAGGAAGTTGAGCATTGGTGTCGGCATGGCTGGCGCATTGCCGAGGAGCCTGCGGAAGAAATCGGGACAGAGTCTGAAAAGGCGGAAGCGCCGGACCCTTCGGCAAAACCGAAACGGCGGCATGGCAAGCGTTCTGACGATTGAGGTCCGCGGGACCGCCTTCGATCGGCTTGAGCGGATACCCGGTGCGCTGGCGCGTGCCAGACGGCTGGCTGCCTATCGGATGGCGGAAACCTGGGTCAACGATACGCTGGATTACATCGCCGCCAAAAAGCCGTTCACCCCCCGCAGCGGGCAACTCGAGCAGTCCATCGACTGGCGTCCCGACGGCGATGGCGCGGTGGCGTTCGCGGCGGCCGAATATGCCCCGTTCGTCGAGCACGGCACCCGGCCGCACGTGATCCGTCCCAGACCGGGGCGCCAAGCCTTGCGGTTCTTCAGCGACGGCCGGGCCGTCATCCGCCGCAAAGTGAACCACCCAGGCACCGAACCGCGGCCGTTCTTCTTCGCTGACTTTGAAGCCCGCAAGCGTTCGCTGCTACGGGCCGCGCGCGAAGCGGTGGCCCAAACCCTGGAGCGTGGTTAATGGCGGTCTATGCAGACCAAAGCGACAATCAGGATCCGGTGGTTCAGGTTTCGGAGCAGGATCTGGAGCAGGCGGACGCCTGGCTGGACAGCCAGCTTCGGGCGCGCGGCATCGATCCGGTTCTGGTCGACCCGGCCCTTGCAGGCGGCGTGGCGCATCCCGTGTTGAACAAGCTTGCGCTGCATTACGCCTTGGTTTTGGCGGCCACCCGCGGTCAGGGGGACGAGGGCGGCATTCTGGCGGAGAAGATCCGCCATTATCGCGAGTTGTTGGCCGGAGATCTGAAGGTTTTGGGGCGCGAGGCGCTCGGGCTGACGCCGTCCTCGGCTGGTTATGGATCCGCGACGTTGGGGAGGGCATGATGCTGGAGCTGGTGCTGGCGGTGCGCGACAGATTATCTGGCGGCAAGGCGTTACAGGATTGGGCGGCACAGTGGCATCAAGGACTCCCGGGCATCATGATCGGTTACAGCAAGCCGCGAATCGCCGACGGATGGCCGTTTGTTGCTTTGGTGGCCGGAACCAGCGGTCTCCAATTCGCCAATCGGAACAGCGGGCGGGCGGCGGTGCATCTGATTTGCGGGGTGCGTTACGAGGGTATCGGGGAAGATGGCTATGTCGCGGCCGCCAGATTGGATATGGCGGCGCTCGAAGATATCCGTGCAGGCGGAGGGTTCGGCGGCTCGGACTGGAACGCAGTCGCCGTGGAAACCCGGTTGCTGGACATAAACTTGAGCCACCCGAATTTCGAAATAGAACGGGCGGTGATTTTTTCCGTTTCAATTCAATGAGGTCTGACGATGCCTACGTTCAATTATCTGGGTAAGGGTTCAGTATTCATGGGTCAGAAAGGCAGCGGCAAATATCTGCCGATCGGTAACGCGCCGCAATTGGTGTTCAATGCCGAAGAGGAAAAAAATGAGCTGCCTGATTATGAAAATCCCGGTGGCGGAATCGTGGCGTCCGTCAGCCGCATCAGCAGGGTATCCGCCACGGTGACGTTCAACGATTTGCGTCCGGAAAATCTGGAATTTCTGCTGCGGGGAACGAAAACCGTGGTGACCGGCAGCGCGGTGACAGGTGAATCCCATACGGCCAGTCTGGATGGCTACGTCAGGCTGAACGGGATCATCGATCCGGCTCAACCGGTAACCGTCAAAGATAGCGTGGGCACCACGACGTTCGCGGAAGGCAGCGATTATGTGATTATGCGGGGAGGTTTGCACATTCCATCCACTTCAGCAATCCCCGACAACAGCACTATTCTGGTCGATTATACCTCGCTCTCCGGCAACAAAGTGGAAGCGCTGACTGCAGGCGGGAAAGAGTTCACCATGTATTTCGATGGTCTCAACGAGGGCAAGAACAATACGCCGGTGATCGTGACCGTGCATCGGGTTAAGCCGGCGCCATTCTCGAACCTGCCGTTCATCGGCAACGATTTCGCAGCCGTGGATGTTCAGATCGACGTTCTCAAGGACGAAACGATCACAGGTTCCAATCTGTCGCAGTATTTCAAGGTCGAAGCGGCTATCTGACGGGGAGCGAATCATGTCGAAATCTTTTCAATTTCAATTGCCATCCGGCGCCAATGTGATCATCAGAAATCCGACGGTCAAGGGCGTGCGCAAATTTATCCGCGCCTGCGCGCCTTTCATCGATCAGGACGGCGAGCCGTCCGATTCCGTGATGCTCGAATCGCTGTTCAATGATTTCATTCCCATGGTGGCCGAAGCGGTCGAACGGTCGGAGGCGCAGATAGAGGAAATGGATCCGATTGACTATCAAGTCCTGGCCCAGGAGGTTATCGGAGTCTACCAGGATTTTTTGGGACGTATGGGCGACCGGACGAACCGGAACTCTGCGCCCTGATGTTGTGGGCCGGATTTCCGTTCGACCAATGGGAATCCATCCCCATCGATTTCGCCCTGAATGTGATTAGAAGCCGTCAGCGCATGGAAATGGAACGGCTGGTGATGTCGGCCAGAATCGCTGTCTGGGGTGATGATAAGACGATCGAAAAATGCCTGAGAACTCCATCGAAATCCGACTAGGACTGGAACTGCGAGGCATTCGCGGCGACCTGCGGCGGATGCGTTCGGAATTCAATCAGGCGTTTTCCGGCATTCGCCGGTCGTCTCTATCCTTGGGCCGGGCTCTGGCCGGCGTGTTTTCCGGTCTGTCCGCCGCCGCGGGTATCCATTCAATCGTCAGGATCGGCGTGGAAATGGATTCCCTGCGCCGGCGTCTCAAGGCCGTCAGTCGGGATCAGCATGACTTTTCTTCTTCGCTTCGGTTCGTCCGATCGGAGGCAAACCGCCTGGGACAGGATTTCCAGCAGCTTCTTCGCAGCTATATCGATTTCAAAGCGGCGACAGATGCCGCAAACCTCGGAATAGACCAGTCCAGGGAGATTTTCAGCGCCTTCAGTGAGACTATTTCGGTGCTCGGTCTCAGCAGCGAGGAGGCGGGCAGGATCTTTTTGGCGCTGCGGCAAATGGTATCCGGCGGCGTTTTGCAGATGCAGGATCTGAATCAGATTGCCGAGTCGCTGCCCGGCGCGTTCGATGTCTTCGCAAAGGCCATGGGCGTTTCCGTTCAGGAGCTGCGGCAGTTGACCAGCGAAGCCAGGATCAACGCCACGCCGGCTCTACTGAGGGTTTCCCGTGTGTTGCGCGAGCGATTCGGACGCAATGTCGCCGATTCCGCCAACAGCGCACGGGCGGCCTTCAACCGCCTTTCCACCGCCTGGCAGCGATTCGCCGACGCCATCGCCACATCCGGCGCGCTCGATGCGCTGGTGGATAGCGTCAACAGATTACGCGAGCTATTGAGCGATCAGGGCGTCATCAATAGCGTTAAAAAATTCACCCATACCCTGATCGATGGTTTTTCCGCCGCGGTCAAACACGGCACTACGTTGGTCAAGGTGTTGGTTCTGCTGAAGGCGGCCGCCGCCGGATTGCGTATCGGGAGGAGTTTCGGTCCTCTGGGCGGATTGGTGGGCGGGCTGGCCGGAACCGGGTCCGGGTTGGCGGCGCTGAAGGAGGTCGACGCGCTGTTGAAAAGCTGGCGCAAGGAAACTGCAGGGGCTGCAAACGATACCAGCGGCTATGTGGATCAAGTGGCGAAGCTGCGGGACCAATACAAACTGGCTACGGAATACCTGAAACAGTGGGGAGCCGCCTATGCGGATGCGCGGAAAAAAGGCAATGAGGCTCTCCAAAACACGATCAAGAAGGAAATCGATCGCTGGGCATTCATCGCGCAGGAAGCCAGGAAACAATTGGATCTGCTGGCAAAAAGAAGCGCTCCGGAAGTTCTGCCTGCGGTTCCCAAAGGAAAACCAAAACCTCCGCATCCGGTCATCGTCGACAAGCCGGGAAAAGAGATCGATGTCGGGCGGATTCGCAAAGAATTGAGACAAATCGACGCCGAGATTTTGCGGTTGCAAGGGAGAACAGTAGAGGCCACCCGGGCGGCGCTGGAGACGCAATTCGCAGGTCTAGTTGAGAAGCTGCGCAAAATCGGCGATCGGGCTGGCCTGGCGAAAGTCGAAAAACTCATAGACATGTCGGTTGCCAGAGCCCAATTGGCATCGCTGACGGAAGATTACTCGAAATTCCGTGATCGCGTCGGTCGGGCTCTGGATCAAGTCAATCAGAAGGTCCAGCTTGGCATTCTGTCGCAACGCGAAGGCCAGGCGCAGCTGACGCGGTTGTACGAGGATGCCATCGACAAGATGCGCCAATACCGGGTGCAGGCGGCGAAACTGCCGGGCAGCAAGGCATTCATAGGGGAATTGAGATCCGCCGTTTTGGAAACGCAGGTGCAATTGCGGCAGATCAAGAGTCAGTTCGGCCAGTTTTTCATGGGCATCACCGATGATGTGAGGAATGCGCTGTCATCGCTCTTCCAGGGACTGATAGACGGCAACAAATCCATCAAGCAAAGCTTGATCGATTTCGCCCGTGGCCTGGCCGAATCGATTCAAAGGCGTCTGTCGGAAAGAGCTGCGGACGCGCTGACCAAGGCGCTGCTCGGGGACAGCACGAAAAAGGCGTTCGATCAATTATTGAATCAGGCGACTTCGACGTTCGAAAGAATGGGCCAGTCATTGACTTCCATCTTGAGCAGCGCCGTCAGCGGAATCGGGAGTATATTGCGCAATCTTTTCAGCAGTCTTGGCAATAGTCTGGGTAGTTCATACGTGAGCACTTATCACGATGGCAGGGGTTTCAGCGGGAAGCGGATTGGCGGGCCCGTTCTTGGGGCGCCAAGATTGCACCGTGGATTGATGCCGGACGAATTCCTTGCGGTCTTACAAAAGGGAGAGGTCGTGTTGCCGAAAAATCTGGTCAAAAACATGCCGAAGAAAGATGCGGGTGGAAACCATATCGTGGTGAACAACTCGTTTATTATTTCGTCCCCGACCGACAGATCGAGCCAGGAGCAAATCGCTGCCAAGGCGGGGCTAGCGATAAGCCGCGCGATTAGGAGGATGGAGTAGTGCCTTACCCGGTCTTGGATGTCGGGATCGATTACGGTACTGCGGGCGGACCAGGGTTTTCCACCGATATTGTCACTTCGGCGTCAGCGTTCGAAAAGCGTACCTCGCGCAATCTATATCCTCGAGGACGTTGGCAGCTTGGGGAGCGCCTGGTCGACGAGACCATGCTGCAGTATTTGCATTCGTTCTTCGTCGCGATGGAAGGCCGATTCGGGACTTTCCGGTTCAAGGATTGGGGCGATTATACCGCAGACAAGTCGGGCGTCGTCTCGCGCGGGGCGGTTCAGCAGGGCATCGGTCAGTACGTGGATGCCAACACCGCGATGCTGATGAAAAAATATACGGTTTCCGGGGTGGAAACCAAACGCCGGATTTTCTTCCCAATTGCATCCTCTGTGGTGGTGGAGGTCAACGGATCCCCAGCGTCCATCACCGTCAACGATGAAACCGGCCTGGTGACTTTCGGTTCGCCCATCGCCAATACGGACGTGATCACTGCTTCGTTCGAGTTTCACTGCCCGGCTAGATTCGATTCAGACGAATTCGTGGCATCGTTCGAAAACATGGAGAACGGGTACAAGGTGTTCTTTCTGCAATCATTACCGGTGAAGGAGGTTTTGCCCTACTGATGAAAACAGTCAATCAGTGGTTGAAAGACAAGCTAGCGACTCAGTCGGTGAAACTGGCGCACATCGCCCGGATCCGGCGCAAGGATGGCCAGCTGTTCGGTTTCATAGAATCGGACGTCCCTGTGACTATCGAAGGAGTGGAGTACAAGCCCCAGGAAGGAATGAAGCAGTCCACGACAAAATGGAGCAGCAAGGGCACTCCGAATCACCAAACATTCGTCGGATATCTGTCGTCCCCGGACATTGTGGAAGAAGAATTGGAAGCAGGGCTGTTCGACGATGCGCGCGTGGATATCGCGTTGATCGATCTCGACAATCCCCCTGCCGTGTTTGCCGCCGGCGACATGATATGGCTGGGATCCTTTTTCATCGGAGAGGTGAAGTTGATCGATGGGATATTCCAGGCGGAGATCGTTTCGCTGTCGGACAAGCTGCGCACACCGATCGTAGAGCTGACTTCTCCAACCTGCCGCGCGAGCTTCGGGGACGCCCGGTGCAAGTTCGATCTCAGCACCGTCAGGGTGGCCACCACCATTGTTTCCGCCACTGCGACACAAATCGTGGTGGCGGATTCAATCGCGTCTCTGAACATGGCCTATGGAAAGATCACCATCAATACAGGTAGGCTTAAGGGACAGACTTTCGATGTGCTGTCAGCCGCCGATGCCACGACACTGGACTTGTTCATCCCGTTGGAATTGCAGCCCGCGGTTGGGGACTCGGTTTCCGTTTACGGCGGTTGCGACAAAACAATCGCCGCATGCCGTGGCTATAACAATGCGGTCAACTTTCAAGGGGAGCCGAACATTCCGGGGGCGGATAAGTGGAAGGCCGGGTTTCGAGAAGTGCTCTGATCGCAGAATCCCGGGAATGGATCGGCACGCCCTACAGGCATGGCGTATGCGCGAAAGGCCACGGCAGCGATTGCGTCGGCTTCGCGCTGACGGTTTTCCAGAAATTCGGCCTGGTGCCTGACGATATCAAATTGCCAAGGATCTATCCGATGGAACCGGAATCGTATCTGCTGCAACGTTATCTGGATAAATATCTGGTGCGCGCAGAGACAATCGAACCAGGGTTCGTCGGGCTCTTCAAGTTCAAGACATATCCGCAGCACCTTTGTATTTTCTCGACCATAGACAAAACCGGGCTGCCGGGCATGATTCACGCCAGTCTCTTGTTCAAACGGATCGTTGAACACCATTATTCCGACGAGTGGCAGCACTGGTTCGTCGGCGCCTATAAGCCGCACCAGGTGTTTTACTGATGGCCTCGTTGGTTCTGTCTGCCGCTGGATCCGGCATTGCTTCGTACGCGGCGGGTGGGTCGTCGACCGTTGTCTTCGCGGGGCTCACGGCGTCGCAGCTGGGCGCGGTCGTGGGCGCGGCGGTAGGTTCCGTGATCGATCAGTTGGTCATCTTTCCGGCCCTGTTCGGCGATTCCGGCGACAACCTGTCGCAGAATGTAACGATCGGCGCGATGGCGGGAAACATCACGATGCCATCAGCGAATTACAGCACTCCGATTCCGATAATAGGGGGTATCGACAGGGTTCGCCTGGCCGGGAGTTTGATCTACGCCAGCAGCATCCGGGAAGAAGTATTGCAGGCGGCGCAGACTTCCGTTTCGAAACGCAGTGGCGGAAAGGGAGGTGGCGGTTCGTCAAAGGTGAAAACCACCACCTATGTCAAGAAATACGAATATTTCGGGTCGTTTTCATTCATGTATTGCGAGGGCGAGGTGATATACGCGGAAATATACGCGAACGGAAAGCTGCTCAGCGCAGACTACGTGAACGAAGCGATCACCGAACATACGGGAACAGACGCCCAGATTCCGGACAGCATCATCGAAGGAGAATATGGCGCCGGTAACGCCCCGGCTTACCGAGGACGGGCCTATGTGACGTTCCGGGACGTTAATCTGGATCCTTTCGGAAACAGGATTCCGGAAGTGTCCGTAGTGCTTTATCCATCCGTCACATCACTGAGCACGTTCATCACCAATATCCTGACCCGAGTCGGATTCGACGCGTCAGAAATTTACGTGGATGCCGCCATCGATTCGATCGTGTTTCACTCCGTCGTATTATCCGACACATTGAGTGTAAGAAATATCTTACAACAACTGGCGACGACATTTGATCTGTATTTCACAGAATCGGATGGCAAAATCAAGGTTGGGAAGCTGCAATGAGTAGCGGAACGATGGAGACGATACATTTCGTCGCCACGAGGATCATCGCGCCCCTGGCTGGAACGGTGCTCGGCATCTACGGCGGCCCAATAACGGGATTGCTCGCCAGCATCACCACGCAGCTGCAATCCGATCTCATCATGCGGGAATGGTACAACCCGCCCGGACCGAAACAAAAGGATGGTCCGAGCACAAACCCAATTTCCCCGCCGGAAGCGACATATCTTGCCCCAGGCACGGATTATGGAAACCCGATCCAGCGCATATTCGGTGTCGTGAGCGTCAATACCAACTTGCTGGCCGTCAAGCAGAAAGGAATTTACGACGACAGCGTGCTTGTGTGGAACGATTTCGAAGGCCGGGTGCGGATCTCCAAGAAACGGAAAGTAGGCGGTTCATACATCTTGGCCAAGATGGAGACGCCCATTTACACTTTCGCGGTTATGGTTGGCGGCCCGATCACGGCGGTGCACCGGATTTGGTTCAATGGCGCAATTGTCTATGACCGAAGGGTTTTCGGGGATGCACGGGTTCAGTACCGCACCACCTCAGCCTATTTCACCGTTTACCTGGGGACCGACGACCAGATGCCGGACCCGGATCTTGGATCGGATGTCGCCTATCGCGGTCGCTCGTATGTCGTGTTTCACAATGTTTCTCTCAAGGAATTCAATGACAGGATTCCGGATGTCAGGGTGGAAGTGAGCGGTCAGGATGTCGGCATCCAGGCTTTCAACTCCACGGATTATTACAGCGGTTATATGTCGTTCCAGGAGTTGCGGGCGGTGTACACCAATAAAGACAAAACCGGAACTCGCCAAACAGTCGACAGCTATACCATAGAATACGACAACAACGGTGACACAGTGATTCTGGACAGCCAAGGAGGGGAGGTTGATCCGGACGCTCTTGGGGAAGTCATGCCGTGGAGCATTCTTCCATTGCCTGGGCGCTTGGATACAGACTACGACGGAACCGTCTACGAGCGCAGTCGGAATGCCAAATATGCCATGTCGATCCCAAAGCTGATATGGCGTTATTACGACAGGAGCGGGAACAATCTAAGTCAAGAAAGATATTGGCTGCCTGGTCCGGGCGAGATTCCTGGCAGGTTCTATGGTTCCGGTTTCAACATCCATAAGGAAAACAAGCGTCAATATTACGGTGATTTGTTCGAGCAGGTGGACACGTGGTTTATGCGTGACCAGCTGACAAACAAGGATATGATTTCCGTTGATGATAACGTTCAGGGGTTCGTCTTCGGCAACAAAGCCGTGGTGGATTTCAAGAAGGATAATACGGTGCCCAGAGGCGCAGAATATCCGTATTACGCGGACATTCAGCCGGTCAATCTCTGGGCGATCGGCGACAGGATCCCGCTGTCGCTGGTGCTCTCCCATATCCTGGAACAGTGCGGTTTTTCCAAGGACGAATACGACGTGTCAGAATTCGCGACTTTGGAAATTCCAGGATTTGTACTGTCCCGGTACGAAACGGCCATAGAGACTTTGGCCAAGCTCAGCCGGGCGTATTTTTTCACCGTATCCGAAACAGATGGGAAACTGCGCATACGGCCGGAAGCACAGCCAATATGGAATATTGACCACAGAAACTGCATGATCAACGAGGACGGACTGGTCGTCAATTCGTTGCACGACGTGGCAGGGCGCGACGGCTATTTTAGCAGCTCGAGCGGGACGTCAGAAGGACAGTTCACATTGTGCCTGGCGGCGGCAAAAGCCTACCAGGCAACTGGAGAGGGCGGCTGGTTGGATTACGCGGTCAGGCTCGGAGAAGCATCATTAACGCTTTATGCCGCCAACCCAGGCTCTGGAAGTGTCTGGGCGCCGCATTGGCTGTTCAATGTGAAGCGGCCGATCAAGCTGGATTCCGCGTTCATGTACGCCAATTTCGGTTTCGACGGATCGGGATCATTATCGATTCCTCATGGGGCGCCGTTCTACGGTGAGAACGTTAAAGATGTCACTAAGCTGAGCAGCGGCTGGGGCGTCTATTTGTGGCGAAACGTGTTCGCAGACATGGTTTATACCGGATATGTCCCCACGCTGAGTGTGTTCTGGGGGCGAGGACACGGAGATTGGTGGTATTGGGGGCGGGAAGAAGTTCCGCCGCCAGACCCACCGCCAGACCCACCGCCAGACCCTCCACCCCCGACGACCTATCAGTGGGAAGCGAATCCGTCCGGGCACGGTAAATGGACGTATTCCTATTCGTTCACCTATCACACATATGAAGGTATGGGAGTCGTCACGCCACCGGCACATCCATTGCAAGCGCCGACAATTACCGACAGGCCGATGACGCTCGAAATCACCAGCGTCGATATTTCTACCGGGACGGTCAGCTATAACATTCCGGCTGATTATTCACACAACGGTCGCGTGGCCGTCACGTATATCATGAGCGAGATCGGCGAGTACCTTGACGTTGGTGAAATGTATGAGGCTTGGCCGTTTTGGCGTCGGATGAAAGAGGGGGAAGTGGCCGGCGCTGGCGACAGCCTGTATTGGGCGCACGACGCCTATTCAGCCCTGTTCTCAATCACTGGGGAATCGCGTTGGTTGGACTGTAAATCCGCAAATGAGAACACTCTCCTCTCCGTCTCCAATCTGGACGATGGCAGATTGTGGATGTTCGAGTTTCCGGGCGTTAAGGAAGCGTTCGTCGATAACAGCATGTTCTTCCGGTCGGATAGGGACGGTGTAACGATCAAAAACGTGTCCCGGGATGAATTCTCCGGGCGGGTGGTCCTGGCCGTTCCACGAGGCACAGGGGAAGTGCAGATCGGCCGCGGATTTTATGACGATAACACAATAACAGAAATCTACTGGGAAGTGGAACTTGTAGACGGCGACCCGCAGAGGCTGTCAGACTTCATATACGACTCCGGAAAAGGCGTCCAGAAAACGGGGGTCACTTTGGCGTTCGACGATAGGCAGACGTTTGACCCTCGCCACCGGTACATTTACGACTTGACACACCACCTGCGAAACGGAGAAACGAGCGGCACGGTCTCGGTAAAAGCGTTCAGAACATTGTTATGGGCCGGAGACCCAAACCTACAATGGACCGGAGACCCAATATATTCGCTCATGGTTTCTGTGTGGGGCACAGGCACGCCCGTGAAGCTCAAGATAGGGACAATACGCCCTTATCCAGAAGCGCCAATGCAGTATGTGCCCGGCGCACCTGTGTTCACGGTTAACACGTTTCTAAACAACAAGATGCCGTGGTCTGGCGCACCTGGCATTGGGTACGCGTACCCTCACGTGTGGCACAGCATGGGGGCGACGACAGAGTTCAACAACACCGTGCAGTTTTTGGACGACGCAGCCACACAATACACCGCAAGAACCGGAGAAACCGGGTGGATGGTGCCGGCCTATTACTGGCCCAGATTCGACAATCTTGAATACGGAACGCCGGGTACGTGGGGATGGAAATGGGTGGACCCTAACAGCCAGTGGGGCGGATACTTCTACAGAAACTTGTATTCGATGGCAAAAAGCGCGCACGTGTCCAACATCCTGAAAAACAGAGCGTATGAGAGAATCGAGAGAATTGATACAGACTGGCCCGGATGGCCGCAATTTCCGATCACGGATGTCAAGGGCGAAACTTTGGATGTATGGGCGCCGAACACCAAATTTGTGTGGGGCGGATATAATGGTAACTCCAACATTATCCGCCCGACGATAGTCAACGGGTTTGTTTACAAGCCTTTGGCGACGGGCACAAGCGGATCCTCGGAACCGGTCTGGCCGACGACCATAGGTGCAACTGTGAACGACGGCGGGATCACATGGGAGTGTACCGGCTATCAGTATGGTGTAGGCGCATACGGCAACTATCACGAGCCGCACTTCTGCGCTTTGATATTGAGAGCGTGCTATTACCTGGAAACCGGCGGCGCAATTCTGACGCCCGCCCAATTGGCTGTTGTTGATTCGGCCGCGCAAAAATGTTGGGCATACTTGCGAGACCTGTACCGTGACGATGCTTCCCCTTTCGATGGCAGTTGGGCGGATCCGGCAAATAACAATTGGTGGGCATTCTGGCATGGAGAGATTGTACTGACGCTGGCTGAGATCAAATCCGGTGGATGGAGCAAGCCGTGGTTGAATCTTTCTGAAGTGGATTATCAGTTGAACGGGAGCCTTGATTTCTGGAAGCGCTGGGACAGGAAATATGCCTGATAACATTACACATGCTCTTGGAATCACGTCCGGCGCACCTGTCGCCCGCATTATCAAGACCGTTCGTGATGCCAACGAATTGCCCTATCGCATCGCTCTGACCTATTTCGATGTGGACTTAAACGGCGCTGTAAGCGTGGTTCATTCAAGCACAACCAGAAAAGGCGGCCGGGAGGTTGCGCTTTCACTGCCGGTTTTTCTCAAACGGTCAGACGCGAAAGAATTAGCTGACAAGATCATGCTGAAAGCCTGGTCAGAGCGGGTTCAATATCAGTTCAGTCTGCCCATAACATATGTCATCTACGATCCGGGGGATGTTTTGGAGCTCCAGGACGATGAGACTGGGCAAGCCATTTCTTGTAGGATTGTCGAATCGGTCTATGATCCAACTGGTATTATTCATATCACGGCTGTACGGCACGATCCATCTGTTTATACATTTCAAACCAATTACTCGGATAATTCCGGCATAACACCTGCTTCCCCAACTTATGCAACCGCGTCGTTCTACGTGGCCGAATGCAACATGCCGCTATATGACATGGAACCGCCCGCGTTTTGGGTGTTTCCGGTCGCAAAACAGGATTTCCGCCAAGCGGAGCTGTACGTGTCGAAAGATGGGGGCGCATCGTGGAATGGGGAAGGACCTATAACAGGTGGAACGTTCGTCGGAACTGTTCAGGCATATGTTCCTGCAGGCAAAGCCGCCATTCGGGATTATAAAAACAAGCTCGTTATTACCCCGGATATCGACTGTAATTACACCTTACAATCTCGCTCGATGATGGAGGTCGTGGACGGTAAAAATCAGCTTCTTGTCAATGGAGAAATCATACGGTTTGAAACCGCGACTCTGCTCGGGAACGGAGACTGGGAGCTGAGCGGTTTATACCGAGGATCGCGCGGTACGGAAGATAAGGCCGGGCTACCCATCGACAGCGGCGCGAAAGCGATGCTGCTGGATAATGCCATCCCAGTTTACGACTATAGGCCCGGGCAAACCGTAGAAGTCAGGATGCCGGTTACCGCATTGGGCGAGGCGGTAGACTCTGTGCCAGGCCAGCTTCTTAACATCGAAGGGGTTTCTTGGAAGGCGCTGCCTCTCTGCAGGATTCGCGCGGAATGGTTGAGCTCTACACAGGTCAAAATATCGTGGGCTCATCGCAACCGCTATCTGCGCGACTGGAATGGGTACAATGATGAGCCGGAGGACGCTGATTTCGAAAGTTATGAGTTGCGCGTTTCTGGATATAACGGTACTCCTAGTACAAGGAGTGATCATCATATGATTCTTAACGTCGGAAATGAGCTGCCGTCCGGCCCCTCCACCTGGACGATCACGCTCTTCCAATCCACCCACAAAATCAAAACAGGCCGTCAGAGATACTTCACACTCACATTGGGTGAGAACCTCTTTATCAAGGATTAAGGAGAATGCCGTGGCAACACCACTGATCGCCCTAAGCGATTTGCTTTCCGGACAGTCAAATGCCTATTTCACCATCAACGAGAACAACCGGGGGTTGGAGATCTTCGCGTGTGGAGTTCTCGAATCCGTTACCCAAACAACTCCGCCGACAAATCCAGCTGACGGTCTCGGGTATTATGTTCCGGCTGGAGCTGGGGGTGACTGGGCAAGTCTGGTTGGATCTATTGTCGTCTCTCAAGGAGGGTCCTGGTTTCAATATAACGCTCCTATGCATGCGCGATTCTGGATCAAGGACGAAGCGGCGCTCAAGCGGTTTGACGGCTCCACCTGGCATGACATGGGAACTGGAGGCGCGCCGAGGGGTAAGACTTATATCAATCCAACAACGGCTACTTATACGCTGTCTGGTGCCGAGTCTGGAAACGCAACGATTATGCTTGACGGCGTGAACGTCACGACAGTCGAGTTTCCTATCATGGATGGAGGGTATTGGGAAATCGTTAATAACGCTTCCAATGATGTTTCTGTGAAAACCATTGGCGGAACTGGCTCTGTCACCGTGTTTTCTGGGAAACGGGCATTTGTCGTATGCGATGGTACCAATCTGATTACAGCCCAGGATTCGTTCCCGTACGGTTTCAAAATGGGAGGGACGCTGGATTTACCAGTTTACTCCGTTGCGTCCGCTCCGGCCAGTGGCTCATTCGGCGCTTTGATCTTTGTAAGTGATGGCAACGCTGGGTCGCCATGCTTGGCATCATGGGATGGTGCTTCATGGAAAAGAATAGCTCTTGGAGCAACAATTAGTGCTATTTAGCAGGTGTCAAAAATTGCGCTAATCGGTGCCAAAACGCGCGCTAACTTACAAAACGGTTGTCGAGGCTCGTCGCCTCCC